AGATTCGCAAGTTCCGGTAGGATTTGATGAGAAAGGAGGGGATGTAGCACCCGCTAAGTGAGTATGGCAAACGATACAGGTTCCATAGAGGATAAAATCCAAGCAAATGAGTTTGAACCAGAAACATCAGCACCAGATGTCTATGGTAGTCCAGGCTTTTCAGATGAAGCATTGGTCCTCAGATGCAAATTACTGAAGAATCAGGCTATAGAATCACGTAGGAAGTACGATTGGGAGTGGTTAGTACGAAATTTATACTTCCGAGGATATCATTTTGCTCGATATAACCGAGGTACCAACACTGTTGTGTTTTCTACACGAACGGGCGTTCGGATACCAGTTAATTTGGTAGCAGCTCATATGCGGGGAGTCCGTAATCAAGTGACCTCATTTCAACCAAAATGGGAGATTTTACCCTCTGTAACTACTGAATCTGCTATGGAAAATGCTCGATATTCAGGTAAAGTGCTTGATTATGTCTATGATAAAGCTCAAATAAAGCGAAAAATTAAGGAAATTGTTAATGATTCCCTCTGGTCAAGTATCGGTATTTGGATGTTTGACATGGATAAAGACAAAAATGTCATCATAAATCGGGTAGATCCTTATGATTTTTACGTTGATCCTTATATAAAATCTCCAAATCTTAATGACCCAGAGTACGGTGCTGAGTTTTGTATTCGTACGATACAAATGTCAGTAGATTCCATACGGAAAAATAAAGAATATGAGAATACAGAGAACCTTCATGCGGACGGAATTATAGCTTCAGCAGAGTATAAAAGATTCTTAATGCAAGTTACTCGCAATCAATATACGTCTGTAAAACAGGGAAATCCTACTGTTATTCTTAATGAAGCCTATCTGAGAGAGCGACAACCCAATGGTAAGATGCAAATTCGTCTTATTCATTATGTTGACACTATTCAAAAGCCTCTAAAGAACCAATTACTTGATACTGATGAATACCCTTTTGAAGTTATGCAGGGAGATATCACACCAGGAGAACTATATGGTGAATCCTGGATGAAACATCTTATTCCAATTAACCGTGTTATTGATGCTTTGGAGTCTCATATTTTTGAATATAATCATTTCTTTGCACGAGGACGTTATGTTATTGATAAGAATTCTGGTGTTCGTATCATAGTCAACGTACATGGGCAGATTATTGAGAAAAATAGAGGTTCTAACGTACAGCCATTGCCGATTGCTCCATTACCTCCAACACCAGAAAATCAAATTACTCGTATGTTGACTCGTTTAGAAGATGTGTCAGGAGTGCATGATGTATCTTTGGGACGATTGCCAGGAACTATCCGTTCTGGTGTAGCTGTTGCGGAGCTACGTCAGGCGGATGCTACTAACCAGTCTGATTTGGTAGATAATCTTGAGGATTTTCTTTCTCGTTCTGGTAGGAGAATTCTTCGTCTGGTAGCTGAAAACTGGAACACTACTAAATTGATATCTGTTACCAGTCTTGGCGGTAAGCCAGATTACTTTATGGCAGTTGGTGAATCATCCGCTACTGCTGCTGCGAAGAAATTAAAGAAAGCAGGAAGTAAAAAGAATACTTATATCTTTGGAGAAATGGAACTACCACTCGCTATCATAGGTGCTGATAATGAAGTGAAGGTACAGGTTGGTTCATGGCTTGCCTATACGAAAGAAGCACGTCAAGAACAGCTTAAAGAATTATTCCGACTTGGTGCGATTGACCAGCAAACATACCTCTCTTACGCTGAATTTGCAGATATTGATGGCATTATGCAAAGAACTCGTGAAGAGGCACTATTACAAGCATCACGAAATGTTCCAAATAGACAGGTTGAAGGGAAATATGGCGTACAGATTAGTGATGAAGAACTGGCAATGGCAGAAAATGAATTGATGCTTGAAGGACAAGAACAACCAGTTCACCCACAAGATAATCATGAAGTACATTTGACGATTCACAGCAAATACGAAAAGAATGATATCGTACGAGCACACATGAATGAGCATATTATGGAGATGCAATGGTTACAGCAAATGCAGTCAACTGCACAGCCAGGACAAGGTGGTCCTCAGCAGGGTGGTGGTCAACCCCAGCCAGGACAACCTGCACCAGCAGGTCCAGGCAATACTGTTGCTGCACCGGCACAAGTTGGACCAGGAGCAAGACCCTTTAATCCAGGGCAACCAGTAGCAATGGGCGGAGCAGAAACACCAGGATTGCAACCAGTTAATCCATCTTAGGAGGTGATACGTTATGGCATTAAAAATGACACCAGTATCAAAAGGTCATGCACCCAAGGGTGCTCACGGGAGAGCTGCTGTAGCAGCAATCGGTAGAACAAAGACAACTGGTAATTTTAAGAAAATTGAAGCAGCTAAAGGAAAAGGTGCAGCTATCGCAGCTTATCAAAATAAACTTAAAGCATTCAAAGGAGGAAAATAATGGCAGATCCATATGCAAAACGACCAGTAGTAAAGCGATTCGGATCGAGTCGTACTTATGGTCCACGTACAGTAAAAGAAGCACGAGTTGATCGCAGGACTCATCCGGCACTCAAACGAGGACAAGAACGGAAAGGAAGACCAATGCGACCAATGAGAACAACTTTACGCATGGGTAATTCTATGTCGTACGGTATAAAACGAGCAGAATAGGAGGTGATGAAAATGCGTTCAGTTACAAATAAACAACCAGCAGATAGTAAGAAAACCTTTGGTGGTATGAATAAACAAAAAGGAAGTAACTCTCCCACAGTTACTGTTACTCGAAAATACCAACCAGGTAAAACTGTTCCGGCAGGTGGACAGGGTGGGCAGAAATAACCTGTAATTTTGCAGCAAAGGAGGTGAACGAAAACCATGAAAGTCTATTCAGATTATGTAGGGAAATTTAAACGAGATCGGGCAGCAGTGTTCAATTTTGATGATGCTATGGAAGTGAAACCTGTCGGCTATAGAGGTCGAAGGATCTTTCCTGATAAAGCAGATAAATCCAATCTAGCAGATGCTCAACAAGATATTCGTGAGTATTACGGATTGGAATCAATGGGACTTCCTGTTCCTGATTGTGCTGACGTAACCTATCCTGACGAGAGTTTGGGTGGTGAGAATCAGTATGAGTAAAAATTGCGTCCCAATGGCTCCCGCAGACGGGAGAATCAATAAAGGCTGGACCAATGAAGATTGGAATCTTAACGATATGGATCGTTGTGAAAAACAGTCTGGTGAAACAAACTTTCTTCCAAGTCGGGGAATTGATGGAGATACAGATGTTAAAACGTATTTCACACCACTTGGTGGGAAACAAGGTCCGAAAGCGGATCATGATGAAACGAGAATGGGGAAAATTGACCCGCCACCTGCGGGGACCTAACCCATTCATCCTATGAGTAAAGGAGGTGAGATAAAGAATGGCAAATACAACATATATACCAAGTAGTAATACTGCAACAAACGGAGTCGCTCTCGGAGCTGATGCTCAACGTGACGTTGTTGTTGATGGTATTTTCATTGGTGCTCCTGTTAGTGCAGGTAATATTTGGCTTTACAGTATTACCAATCCTGTAAACGGAGCTACAACGAACATTGTCTTAAAGCTTACGTTGCCGACATTCTCGACAACTAACATCAATCCTGGTGTTTATAACTTTGACTTTGATCCTGGACTACTTTGTAACCAGGGTGGTGCAGTTATCATTGACCAGACTATGCAGGTTAGTGTCACATGGCACTATCTGGATGAGCAGGAAGATCAAAGTTAATCTTGTTCGTTTCTTTTGCCTTTCGGCACTTCGGAGGGCAAAGATAAGCGAAGAAAGTGAAAGGAGGTGATTAACACTTATGGGATTCATAGATACAAAAAGCAGTTCTTATTCAAAAGGACGAGCTGCCACAGCCAATCAGAAATCTGACGATAATTTGCCACAGTGGGGTGGTGAAGGTGGTGGAAAATCTGGTGATGTACCAGGGAGAAACAGTGATGTAGCTTTTACTCCTGGTGTTACACCTAATCCAGGTTACACGGGAAAAGGTCGTAATCTTAAAATCGAAGATTTTTAAGACTTTACTGCAAAAAGGAGAACAGTCGAGTTCTCCTTGCTAGGTAGCTTTGGGCAGGAGTTATCTGGCAATGAGCATTCGACAACGAGAACTCACGGGTTTTAGCACTTTAACAAAGGAGGTGATTATATGAAAGAAGGCTATATTGGTTTAGCTGGAGAATTGCGTGTGATGTCTGAATTATTGCTTCAGGGACACAATCCAGCAAAATCTTATTTAGATAATGGAATTGATTTATTTTTAGAAACAGGGAAGAAATTACAAATTAGAAGTGGTCATATAAGAAAAACTGATCGTTATGAATTTCCTGTTAATAAACAAAGATATGGTGTTCATAAAAAGAAAGAACTTCATATAAGTATAGATTTTCTTATTATTTGGTGTATTAACGATAATGAATTTTTCATTTTTCCAAGAGAGATCGTTAAAAATAAAGCAACGATTTGTATCGTACCAAACAAAATAAGAAAACGAAATAGTTGGTATGAGCAATATCGTAATAAGTGGGAACTACTATTGTAGGAGTAATTAGATTTACAATAGACTAATTACTCCAGTTATCCACTATACGGATCGGGTCGTCCACGTTAGTGCGTTTGACGTAAAAGAAAGGAGGTGATTAGACACCTATGGTTATTGATGAAAATCAGAACCAGGACACTCCCCCGTCAGGAGATCCAGGTCAGGAAAACCAAAATGATTATGGAGAAGATCCAGAAAATCAGGGAGGAGATCCTGATCTCGCTGAAAGAGGCAAGGGAAGCAATAGGGGATTGGCAGAGCGTATTGATGCTCTGACATCTAAAAACGATAAGCTAGAAAAGGAAGTTCGAGATTTACGATCCCAAAGGGTCGTTCCGAACCCACCGGCTCCAGCAAACCCTAATGTTACTGCTGCAAAGACAAGAGCAGTTGAGTATCTAAAAAGTTTAGGATTTAGTCCAACAGAAGATGTTGATACTAAGATCCAACAGATCGAGGACAGGATGACACTCAACAACGAGCATATGAGGCTTATGTCAGAATATGACGGAGCTGATGGTCGTCCAAGGTATGATCGGAATAAAGTTGAAAGCTTTATGAGAGATCATGCAGTTTACGATCCAGAAGTTGCTTATAAAGCTCTGTATGAAGCAGAACTCCTTGACTGGTCCATTAAAAAAGGACAAAGCGAAAGGAAACAACGTCCGTATATCGAACGTGGTGGTGGGTCTAGCAGAAATGCTGTTGAAGACAACACTATTACGAGAGAAAAGATTGATGAGTGGATGAAAACTCCCGAAGGTCGTGCAAAATACGAACAAAATCGGGAAAAAATCCTCGACATGATGACGAAGGGACAGTTGTAATCTCTGACGAAAGGAGGTGAGATAAGATATGCCATTAGGTACAAACCAACAAACAACAACAACAGGTGCAGTGTTTATCCCACAAGTGTGGTCTCCAGAGGTTCTTCGGGCAACCGAAAATGCTTTGGTTATGGCTCCCTTGGTTAAACGCTTTGATAGTCTTGTTACGGAGAAAGGGAATATTATAAACATTCCTAACCTCTCGAACTTGACTGCTTCTGACAAATCGGCTAATACGCAGGTTACGCTCCAGTCTCCAACTGAGGCTAACAGCACTATTACTGTCAACAAACACAAGGAATCTTCATTCCTCGTGGAAGATTTGTTAAAAGTACAATCTTACGTTGATTTATTGGCGGAATACACCTCCAAAGCTGGAGAATCTATCGCCCGACAAGTTGATACTGATCTTCTTGCTCTTTACTCAAGTAGTACAAATACTGATGTAGGAACATACGGATCAGATATCACGGATGCTGTGATTCTTGCTGCTGCTGAGGCGATAGACCTTGCCAATGCACCAATCGAAGATCGTGCGTTAGTTATTTACCCAACACAAAAGACAGCTATTGCTCGTCTTGATAAATTCGTTAAATCGGATTATTTGGGTCAGTACCAAAACGCTACAGTTGTTAGAACAGGACCGCCTTCTCGAAATCTTTGGGGTGATATTTATGGAGTCCCGACCTATTACACAAAACAGGTCCCGATCACTGCGGGTACACCGCAGCAAATTCACAATATCATGTTCCATAAAGAAGGATTTGCTCTTGCTCTACAACAGGCACCTAGGGTCCAATCTCAGTACATCATTGAGTATCTGGGTAACTTGGTCGTTTGTGACTGTATTTACGGGGTCGCTGCTTTGCGTCCTACGTTCTTTGTCTCTCTTCGTTCTTAAAGAGAAGACGGGTGAAGGCGACCATAAACGCCCACGCCTAGCAGCATCACAACTGCTGGC